TTCATCGCTTCGATCAAATCTTTGAAGTTTCTGAACGACCAGAACCCGCAAGAGCAATTCTTCTCCGGTGCTGGGTGATAGTTGATAAGACACCGTGCTTTATCGACCCCCTTTGGCTTCCAGGTATGGGGGCTACCTAAAGCCGTGAGCATGCCATAGGTAACATTCCAGCCGCGCCAGGCGGTGAGCGTGTGGACGTAATCGGGCGACTTCTCGGGCGCAGGGGGTGCTGGATTCGGATTGGCGACTTTGGCTGGCACAACGCCATGCAACTGGCCGATCTTATCCTTGAGGATTTCGTGGGGGTCTTTGACGGGGGCAGGTAGCTCTGTATCATCCCAGATATTGTGGAATGCTAAATTCTTCATCATCGCGCCGCTTGGGTAGATGCCGCCGTATGTTGGATAAACCGCAGTCCAAATATTTTGTATTGAAAACGGCTGACGCAAAGCATAGAGCGGCATCTCCGGCATACCGACATTCTCGTAGTCGTCCTGCTTGAACAGGTCGTACTTGTCCATCTTCACGTCGAGAGCGGAGCGCGGCGGCGCGATAATCTTCTGCTCAACTTCGAGGGTATCCAGAAACGCTTCGAGTTTCCTCTGATCAAACATGGGCAGGCTCCTCTTCCGGCTGCTTCTCAGGCACACGATCTGGGGCCGGCTGTTCGCGCAAAGGCTCCGGCAACTCGATCGGCTCGACGATAATCTCTCGCTGCGGTTGGCCTACGTCCATTATAGTTTCCTCGCTTTCTCTTTCGGTACGTCCATCTGGCAGCAGCAGCCAAAATGCTCACACTGTCTGCCGGGTGGATGTTGAGCCCATGGATGGTTGCAGTCTGGACATTTCTCGCCGCGCTTCATTTGATTCATGTGAACTTCCTCATCATGTCTTCTGCTTGCCACTGACTCACTTTGGCGGGTGGCAACCAAACCGTTTTGATGCCGTAGAACTTTTTCCCACGGCGTATGTGGGTTGGAGACTCTGGTAGCGGTGTATTCAGGTCAATTGCTGTCCAGTCTTCAGATGCGATCCAGTCCTGAATCTGAATAGACCCTGCCTTGATGAGCCTCTGCGCGTCAGAGTTTGATTCAGCTATCTCCAGAAAAACTAACATCTGCGGCCAATTCCTCGGGCGGCTGAATACTCTGATCCTCTTTTCCCACACGCCTTTTCGGGACGTGTCGGCCCACTCCCACATTTCCTCTTCGGATTTACGGGTGCCCATCCTTCGATCCCAACGCCAATACTTCAGGCGCGGCATCCACTCGCGTGGACGCCATCTATCGAACCAATCGGCGGCGTTGAGCTTGAAGTTGGCAAAGCTGCTGAGTATCTGGTTCATGCCGCCGCCTTCTTTCTCGGCTTCAAGGGCAACCTGTGGTTAAGCCGCTTCCATTTATCGTGCGAGATTAGCACCGCGCAGGTTCGCGTACCCTCGTAGCTATCTGACGTGATGAACTTCGGCCCGTCGATAGCGAGTAGCTCGGAAGCAGACATAAGTACGAGATCTGCGAGGGGGATGTGAAGGCTAGGAGATAACTTTTTGAGTTTGGACATTACACCCTCGATTCTGGAACCTTTACTTCGGTCCCGTTGAGTCTTGCCCGGCTTCTACGTCCGAGTCGAGTTGCGGCTCAGGTTGGGCATCGTACATGCGGCGTACCCACTCAGTAAGAAGTAGAGCCAGTGTCTCCCCTGTCATGGTTCCCTCGCACGTTGAATCACTCCAACTATCTCCAAGCAATTCACGCAGTTGCATTGCTTTCGGCACAGGAGGGTTCTCCCTTTGCCAGCGGAGGAAGGCTTCAAGGATGGCCTTGATTTGCGCCTCACTGATTTCATCCACCTGCGCTTTAGTTGACGCATCTACCGCCGCGTTCAATCCTTTTTCAGGAACTATAATTTTCTTTTTTCTCATTTGAATTCTCCTTCGTCTCTCATCGCTTTGCAATACTCATGCGCCGCCTTGCTAAATTTATCAAATGCGGCATTCATTCTCGCAAGATCGCTGTCTGGTGGTGTCCCTGCGAGGTAAGGAGTTAAGGGAACGCCGTAGCCGTTCATGCCGATAAAAGACACTGCCGGGGTACGATTCTTCCCGCGCAAGTAGAATTCCAATTTCAGTGCGATTTTCTTTTCGCTCATCGACTCAACCCTCCTCTGTTCAATTTTTGTATAGCATCTTCACGCGACATAAGTTTTTCAAAATAGTCGTCAGGTCGAGTAGGCGATTCTCCACACCGGATACACTCATCGTGAGATAGGCCGCGTAATCTGAGAGAGCCATAACGGGGATTGAAATTCGGGGGAAGTTTACTCAGATGGCGGCGCATCTGCGCTTGCATACTCCATCCGCCAGTAAGTCCATCTTTGATCGTCTCCCCGACTCCAAATAATGCACACCCGGCGATGAAGTAAAAGACTAAGGAACCTAGCCATACAATGTGGAAGATAATCGCTATTGCGACCAGAATTGCAAGTATTAGAACGACTCTCATCGGCTCAATCCTCCTCTGTTGTTATGCGCTATGCGAAGATGTTCGACCAGAGAAAACAGCGCCGGGAACGGTGGGTGGGGACACAACTTGCAAGGCCACATGTCGGCAGGCATACGCGCCGATTGCGGGATACGTGGGGTTCCACCGGGAGCGCTGAGGGTTTCAACTCTCATCCAGTTTTCCTCTTCCTGCGCTCATCAAGCTCCAGCGAACACACACATCGGCAGTCGCCACCATCGCAGCATAAATGATCGCCAGTTCGACAAGCATCACACAGTATATTGCCATCCACTCCCGGCGGCCTACCTCGACCCCGTTTTTCAAGAGAGGGAGCAGGAAGCGGCGCCGTAGACGGCAGCCTAACAAGTATCGGTCTATCACTATGCGCACGACTATTATGTTCGGCCCGGCCAGCATTGGTATCAATGACCGGGCATCCACACTTCGGGCAAGACGCGACCCCGCGACCATCGAATTCATCTATCCCGCGCCATTTACGAACCTCGCTCATCCAGTTTTCCTCGCGAGCATTTCTATGATTCGCGCATTTGCCGGGCGGGTAGTCTCCAGGTTGCTGTTCCCGCCATACGTGTCCATTGTCGTCGCCAGTCTACTGTGACGCATCAGATTCTTCTGAATCTCCAGCGGAGTCCCGCCCTGTCTCAGCATAGCGCGGTAAAAGTGCCTCAGCGAGTGCCAGCCAAACCCGTCAACACCAATGCGCTCCCCGGCTGGCTGTAGGTATTGCGCGCGGAGCCAGTCCCGATCGTAAGGCCTGGAGGTCCGCTCCGAGCAAAACACCCAACGCGAACGAAACTTCTCCCCAGCCTTCCACGCCTTCAACACGTCGATCAATACTTCATGCAGGGGCAACGTCTGCCGGGAACTATCCGTCTTGGTGTCGCTGGCCATGCCGTGAACCACGCTGCGCTGAATTTGGATGGTCTTGGCCTCAAAGTCGCAGTCGTCCCACCGCAGCCCGAGTATCTCCGACACGCGCAAGCCGAGGCCAGCGGCGAGATGCACCATGGTCTTGACCAATTCCGGCAGTTGCGGATCGTCCAAGAGTTGCTGGTACTGATCTACGGTCAGAATGACGAGATCTTTGGCGCGCTTCGAGGCGCCCTTCAACCGAATCAGGTCGAGCGGGTTGCGGTCCATCTGTAAATGGTTCCACAACATTGCCTTTTCAATCAATAAGTGAAGTAGGTTGCGAACCTGGCCGCGGTACAAGGGGCTGGCCAGAGCAGGTACGCCCTTGCCTGGGTGCCGGCCAATCGCAGGTAGTTCCTTGAGCCACACTTCGACCGCCAAAATGTCGCGGCAGAACTGGTCTATGCGTAGATTACCCCAACGGAATTCGATGCGCTTGAACACGGAACGGTAGGACGCGGCAGTTGTCTCGCGCCCAGGTGGGCAGTCCCGCCAGAATTTAGCGATCAGGTCGGCGATGGTAATAACCTCCGCGTCGCTGTTGGCGAACTTCCGGAAGCGCTCGGCGGCCTTCTCGGCCTGGGCGCGGGTCGGGAATTGCTTGACGGTGCCGATGAACTCGGAGCGTTGGATGCCATCTTGTCTCCAACGGAATCTCCAGCATTCCCCGGACTTGCGCTGGATTTTTACGATTGAGCCCTGCTGAAAACTGGTTCTCATGGTCTTTCCTTTCTTTACCATCACGCTTGCATAAAGCATAGCACCACGCTTGCAAGCGTGCAAGGGGGAAATTCAAAGCGGCAGGTATCTATGGGGGCACAGCATACCTGCCGCCGATTTCCGGCTGCCAGCCCGATGGCGCCGGAAACTTAATCCTTTCTCAAAGTGATGAAGGATTTGAAATTCTCACGCACGCAGATGCGCACGAAATCCGGCTGGTCGCGGTCCGCTTTCTTCATGGCCGCGTCTAACTGCGCCGCCTGTTCCGGGTTCAGGTGTAGGACGACGTTACGCGCGCCTTCCTCGCGGTCACGCTTCAGGCCTTTCCGGAGAACAGGTGTGCTGGTTGGTGCGGCTTGGGTTTCGGCTGGTGCTGGTGGAGCTGCTGCGGGCGGATTGTCGGCGTTCATCTTCTTCAGCCTTGCCCGGGCATCCGCCAATTGCTCTTCGGAAAGCGCGTCGGTATCAAATTCAGTGCTGCGATTTGCCATTTCTTTATTCCTCTCGTCTGCGATTTGTGGTGCGTTAAAAGTTAATGCGCGGCGGGCTGACTCGCTTCCATGGATACGGCCAACCTTCCTACCCTTTCTTCGCAGAACCAGTCTGCTCTTCCGGCATGTAGGTGTCACTAGGACTTCAACCCGGAGTGCGCCCCGGTCGCCGCCGCGCATCTTCCCCTGGAGGCATAACCAGAGGAAGGTTAAACTGTTTCCATCAGCTTCCTGACCTCGGCCGCCACGTCGCCGACCGTCATGGATGCTGAGATCGCCGAGTCTGGAATCTCGATGCCGAATTCTTCTTCGAGATCCATTCCGAACTGGACCATCTCCAAGGAGCCCAACCCCAGGTCGTCAACAAGGTGGCTGCCGGTCGTAACGTCGTCGGCATCGGCGGTGAATTCTTCGATGAGAATGTCGCGTATTTTCTGTTCTACTTCTACTTGGTCCATGGTTACTCTCTCGCTAGGTTCTCGAATTTTGTAAAAGTTTCCTGAAACGCAAGTTTCACGATTCCAGTGGGGCCGTTGCGGGATTTGCCAATTATCAATTCCGCAATCCCTTTGAGGTCTTGATTGTCACGGTCAAAGTATTCAGGCCGGTGGATAAAAACGGCAACGTCGGCATCTTGTTCGATCTGTCCACTTTCCCTCAAATCAGAAAGCACTGGCCGTTTATCCTGCCGCTGTTCTGGATTACGATTGAGCTGCGCCATGGCAACTACCGGGCAGTCCAACTCTTTCGCGCATGCCTTCAATGACCTGGAAATAGCTGCAACTTCCTGTTCGCGGCTTTGTGTTTTGTGAGCAGCGGACATTAACTGTAGATAGTCTACAAGGCAGAGGTCTAACCGCTTCTCTTTACTTTTCAGCCGGCGGCATTTTGCGCGCAGTTGCACCGGGGTCAAAGTCGGCGAGTCGTCGATGAAGATACGAGATTCAACCAGCGCGCCGAGAGCGGTTTCCAGTTTTACTCGCTCTTCCCGGCCAAGATAGATGCCCTCCATTACTCTCTGGATATTCACCCGTGCCCTCGATGCCATGAAGCGCCTCTCGATTGCGGAGCGAGTCATTTCCAGACTGAATACGGCGACTACCAGGTCGGTGCCCACGGCAACATTATCTGCGATGTTCATACCGAGTGCGGTTTTCCCCATAGAGGGCCGCGCCGCAATGATCGTCAACTCACCCTTTTGTAAACCGCCGGTCATGCGATCGTAGTCGGCAAAGCCCGTCAGCAGCCCAGGCTTTATATCTGGATCTGTGCAGGCCTTCATATAGGGGTCCAATCCCCCCGCATCTTCGACCGACTGGTAGATGGTCTTGAGCCTACCGCTGGTTGCGTCCTGGGCGATCTGTAAGAGTTCGCTTTCGGCATATTCCAGAATCTCCAACGGTAGCTCTGATTGATCTTGGGCGCGCGTAACCGCCGCGTTGAATATGTCGATCATCTGGCGGAGTTGCGATTTCTCGCGAATAAGTCTGATGTAATCTGTAATTGAGGGCCGGCGCGGTAGCCCTTCCGTGAGCCCAGCCAACGCCGCTACGCCCCCGACACTACTCAGATCCTTATTCCGATCAAGTTCTGCCGCGAGTGTGGCTATATCCACAGCCATCCCCGACTCGACAAGATTACCAATGGCTCGAAAGATGCGCACATTCGAGTCAAGATAGAAGTCACTTTCCGTCAATTGTTCGGCAATTTCCGAATAGCATTGCGAGTCCAGCAAACACGCGCCGAGCAATACCTGTTCAGCTTGAGCGTTGGATGGGGATTCGCGCTCAACAAATATCGGGGCGTGTTCTTGCGGCGGCGGCTCTGGCACCGACTCGGAGAGCATATAGTCATTCACGTCAGCCATTCAGTCGATGATCCTTTCTGTTATTGCTTTTGAAGAAAAGAATTAGTTGAAAATGCTTTTCCCGTTCCATGTGTGATTTGGCACGTCCGCACGATGCGCTGGGGCCTTGGCTTCCTTGTAGGCTTTCCACGCTGGGGTAATGACCGCCAGAGACGATGCCGATAACGGACGCATATTGTCGAGACGGCAAACCTGCTCGTCACGCGATTTGCTTGACAAAATGTAGTTGATCCGGTTGGCGATTGGTTGGGTAAGTTCTTCCCACTCCCTTTCGTGGTGAACACACCATCCATGCGTGGCTCCAGGCAGCGCAGCCCATGCCGCGTAGCAATCCTTCTCAGCTTCTTCAATTGTTCTCATTTTTGTCTGCGCCCTCCTGAGAGCGTAGTGGTTGGTTGCCACTTCCCCGATCAGCTCAACTTGCTGTACGCCCTTCCAGTTTTCTTAAAGAATGTGTCGTAGTGGCTGCCAGGGCTGTCGGCGTTCTCGAAGGAGATAGCCTCTTCCTCCGTTGTCCCAGGTAGAACTCCAGAGTGGCCAGAATGAAAGACCACTCGGAGCGCCTGCGTGTCCGGGTCATAAAATCCTGAGTGGATATTCTTACTCGTGTTCGTGAACTGCAACTGACGCTCTGCCATTTCCTGCATCCTCCTTCAGCACACAAACATTGATCGCCTGCGGCTTCTCTTTGGGGCCAATCTCGACGTTAAAGGATACTCGCTGGCCCTTTTCAAGTTTCCGGTAACCTTCCATTTGGATATTTTTGTGGTGGACAAAATACTCTCGCCCTCCCTCATCGCTGGCAATAAAACCATAACCACGCGAATTCTCGAACCAAACCACCGTTCCTGTTTGCATGTCCGTCCCTTTCTGTTATTTCTTAGCCGTCCCCTGCCGACCCGCAACGTGCTCACAGGAGCTGCCGTGATTCACAAATACCCGTAAGTGTTTCTGTAGATGATTCCGTTGATTGTGTTCTGATTGGCCCCATAATACACCATATCCACCCACCTACTTCTTCTTCCTGCGCACCGAGAGAGAACCTACCTCTTTAACGCTGAGGCCAGGGACATTGAACGAAGCGCCGAGAGCTCCAGCCAACTTGTTCGCGGCTGAAAGATCCCACTTAAGCAATGCCGCCGCCTGCTGCATGTCGTACTTCCCGGCGATCACGGCGCGCATGAGAGCCACGATCGAAGCGGTATACGCCTGATCGTCTTCGATCAAATCTTCATCCACTTTCCATTTGGTCGATGTACTCTGGCCCTCGATCTTGGGCGCTGGCGGCGGGATGTAGGCTGGCGGCACATACGGTTTAGGAGCCTCAGCCGGCGCTTCGAAAAGTGTCTCTGCGCGTTTCTCATCGCCAGCATCCAGGGCATCTTGAACGTCCGCGAGTTTTATTCTAGCCGCGTCCTCCTCCTGCAGCCGCTTCGCTTCAGCTTCCCGACGATTGTTTTCCTCGCGGATAAGCTGCCGCCGTTCGCGCTCCCGGTCTTGATCCCATGCCAGAATCTGACCTTTGACGTGCTTGATGCCAACTTCCAGCGGCGTGATGCCAGACTTCACCTTCTCACCGGCCTCAGTGTAGGCATCGTACAAAACCTTGCGGAAGGGGTCGAGAGCGGCCGTAGTCGTATCTTTCTTCAACACCAGCCTATTAAGTGTCTCGCTGGCCTCTGCGCGCTTCTCAGCAGAGTTCACGCGCACGGTAAGCGCCTGTTCGCCGGTTGTCTTGTTCTGAGCGATGATCGCCCTAATCTCGCCGTCGCGCTCACTGAGCAGGTCTAAGGCTTCGGCTGCCGACTCCGGGGCGTGCCAGGCGGGAAGAACCTCGCCGGCGGTGGGCTGTGTGGTGATGGCGAACTCATTCACCGTTCCATCTTCATTCATTTCTGAATTTGGACGATGCCCGGTATGTGGATCAAACTTTTCCACGCCAAAATTGGGAGCCTTGCCGCCCGGCGTTGAATTGTGGCTGGGCGAAGGAATTTCAATAGAGCCGCGCTCGATTCCACCGTAGGTATCTGCCGTCGTCGGTTCGAGTCCAACCATTTCCATGGGGATACCGTCAATATTGCTGCCATTCCACCCAGGCTCCGCGATTCGAATATCGTCGTCCGAGATGCCACCCTCGACCGCTGGCTTCTTGGGCTCAGGCGCGACTTGCGACGGGTCGGCGCCTAGCACTTCGTACTCCCAGCCGGCATTGTTTCGGACATTCTGATTCCACCATTGGCCGAGGCTTTTTGCGCTCATGGCTTCGTCGGCAACCTCTGGACTCACGCCTTTGTATGCCTTGATTTCCTTCGTTGATTGGAACTCAAGGAGTAGTTGCCAGGTTGCTTCGTTGTATCCAGCGCGACTAAACATGCTGGATTTAACTGGTTTCAGACAATCGTAAATGGTCGCCATTTGATCCTTTCCTTTCGTGGTTATTCTGCTAATTCTTTCCAAAGTTTCTGACCGCGCGCCAACCGCCAATGCACCGTTCTCAGCGCCGCAATTCCAACCGCCTCGTCCTCTTGATGATTCGTATGTGGGTGCAACTTATACCGGCCATTCTTGAATAATTGAAGTGCGAATCTCTGCACTCTGCCTAGATGGTTCGATTTGAAAATCCCCATCTCTTGAAGTCCAGTTTGAATGCTCCAGCTCGCTTGAACGGAACTCGCCGCTTTCAACTCGACCACCGCATTATATTTCCCCAGCCGTCCGAATAGGTCCGGTTTCATACCAATCGACATTCCGAACACAGTAGCGATCATCGGCAGTTCTGTCCAGGCCGGGTCTGCTACGAATCCCGTGTCGCGCTCGAAGGCTAAATACCCATTGAAGTAACCCTCGATCTCTTCTGTGATCCACGTCGGATCAAGACCTTCCTTGTCTTTACCGTATACCTCAACTACTCCATGCAGAGCGTTGCCTCTCCTCGCAGCATTCGCCATATCCTCTAGATCTGCGCCGTCGAAGTTAGACAGACCGGCAAGGCGAATCGTCTGCGTCAAACTCGGCACCCATACGCCATCCACGGTCCGGTATTCATGTGGATCATCGTTGAAGGTGCCGCCCGGGATGGTCTGGATGCTCACTGGTTCGCAATCTCCAAAAACAGGTTGCCCCATTTTCCGGGGCGCGTCACACTGACACAATTCGGGGGCATCTTCCAACCGCGAGTGCGTTTACGTCGAATACGTTTAGGCATAATATTCTTCCCTTCCCTTCCCTTCACGCCGCAGGAGCCAGAATCTTGAGCCGATGCCATGCCGTCCGCGTCTCGCGCTAAGACACTCGCTGGCTGGAAATCTGCTCTCATCTGGCCCATGCAGCGCACCTTGCCGGGATAATCGGCAAAGACTGTTAAACTTCGATGCCCAGGCGCAGCAGTTCGCGCTCCAACTCCTCGGCGCGCAAGCAGTGGTACTGGTACTCGCGCTCCAAAACGCCGTGCAGATCGTCGATGGTGTCCTCGGCTTTCTCGTGCAGATCGTCGAGTTCGGCGATGCGCTTTTGCGCAGACTCCTGGGTTTCGGTTGTTGGGAGAGGCGAACCGTACTGGATTGGGTCGGCAGTAGTGGAAGCCGCCGCAGCTCTCCTGCGCTCCAGTGTTGCCCGTGCTTTGCGTGGTTTTGCCATGATGATTCTCACTTTCTTCGGTTGATGATTCGCTGAGGTTCCGGCCGCTTACTACTTCGCCGGCGGCTGTGTGGTCGGTGCAGGTTGAGGCTTCAGCTTTGCTCTGGCAACGCAGGTCAGTTCGCCGTCTTGACTCAGGTTCGGCGCGTAGTCGTCGCCGCACACTTTGTTGATCTCCTGAATCATTGCTTGAAATTCCGCCTGTCGCCCCTGCGCGTTCTTGTACACCTGGCTCTGTTCGAGATCGTGTTGCGTGGATTGCTGGAGCGCGGATGCCTTGAAGAATTTCAATTGCACGTCGGTTGGGATAGTCGGCGCGGCATCGGGTTTGTCTTTCGCTTGAACGCACACCGGCAGGGTGATTGCCAGCGCGAGAAATAGGAGCAG